CGATTTATTCAAAGTTATTGGTACAACCTATGGTGCTGGTAATTCCAACACCACATTTACTTTGCCAGATATGAGAGGAAGATGTCCTATTGGAGTTGGAACAGGAACTTCTTTAACCGCTAGAACTTTAGGTTCAAATGTAGGTGCAGAAACAGCAACATTAGCGGAAACTAATTTGCCTTCTCATACTCATACTGCTTCAGTAGGAACACAAAGTGCCAACCATACACATACAGGAACAAGCGGTGGACATAGTGCTAATCATACTCACAGTTATGGAACACCTATAGGAACTACTGGTTCTCAAAGTGGTATTATAGACTCAGTTACTGCAAGTAGTTCGGGAACACCATTAACAGGTGGTAATTCTGTTGGTCACACTCATTCAACAACATTTGGAACTCAAAGTGCTACACATACACACTCAGTAACAAATTCTAACACAGGTAGTGGAACAGCATTCGGAATTATGCCACCATCAATAGTTGTTAATTTTATTATAAAAACATAGGAGAATAATTGGCTGGATCTTTTTCTTACAACATGATACCAACTAACTCTCCAAAGGGAAGTTCGTTTGAGCCTATAAAAACACCAATTATACCAACTGGTGTAATAGAAATGTTTGTTGGTTCTGTTGCACCAATTGGATGGTTAATTTGTGATGGAAGTATTGTTAGTAGAATAGCTTTTAGTGATTTATTTAAAATTATAGGTACAACATATGGCTCTGGCAATTCCAACAATACATTTACTTTGCCAGATATGAGAGGGAGATGTCCTATTGGAGTTGGTGCTGGTGCTTCTTTAACTGCTAGAACTTTAGGATCAAATGTTGGTGCAGAAACAGCAACATTGTCTGAAGCTAATCTTCCATCTCATACTCATACTGCTTCAGTAGGAACAGAAAGTGTTACACATACACACACAGGAACAAGCGGAGGTGAAAGTACAAATCACAACCATTACTTTAGTAATACAGCGGGTACATGGGGTTCGTATGGATTAATGGATTCAGCAACAGCTAGTAGTTCTGGTCAACCTAATACTGGTGGCATTCAACAAAACCATACCCATGCCACTACCACAGGAACAGAAAGTGCCAATCACACACACTCAGTTACAAATTCAAATACTGGAAGTGGAACAGCGTTTGGAATTATGCCACCATCAATAGTAATTAATTTTATTATAAAAATATAGGAGAATAATTGGCAGGATCTTTTTCTTACAACATGATACCAACTAACTCGCCAAAAGGTAGTTCTTTTCAAGGATTGCAATCATCTATTACTCCTATCGGAGTTATAAGATTATTTGCTGGTTCTACCGCACCAAACGGATGGCTTATATGTGACGGCAGTTCTGTAAAAAGAAATGAGTATAGCAATTTGTTTAATGTTATTGGCACAACCTATGGTGTTGGCAATTCTAACAATACATTTACCTTGCCAGATATGCGTGGAAGATGTCCTATCGGTGTTGGAACAGGTGCTTCTTTAACCGCTAGAACTCTAGGTTCAAATGTAGGTGCAGAAACAGCAACATTGTCTGAAGCTAATATGGCTTCTCATACTCATGCAACTACGGTAGGAACACAAAGTGCCAATCATACACACACAGGAACAAGCGGTACTGTATCTGCGGATCATACACACGGTTGGGGAAGAAATGTAGGATCGTTTGGTAGTTATGGTTTAGTAGATGGTGCTAATAGAAGTTCTAATGGAACACCTAATATGCAAGTAGCTAATCAAGACCATAGCCATGCCACTACTACTGGAACAGAGGATTCTAATCATACGCATTCGGTGACAAATTCTTATACAGGAAGTGGAACTCCAGTTGGAATTATGTTACCATCAATAGTTGTTAACTTCATTATAAAAGTATAGGAGAAAAAATGTTAAGTTTAAGTATTATTTTGACAAATAGAATAGATGCTTCTGGAATAGCAACAGAGGATATATATAACATTAATTTGATAAAAACAAATTCAGATGGTGTTTCAAGAAATATAACCATGCCAGTTTTACTTGACTCAGAAATCGGAAAATTTATATCTAATCTTTCTGATCAAGCATGGAATTATAATCCAAATGCTGCACCAGATCCTCTTTCTCAAGCAAAAGCATGGTCATTCCAAAATATAGATAATGAATGGGCAGCTTTAGAAAAAATTGGTTGGGATTCTAGTCGTGGATACCATTTAGGTATTTCATCCTCTGATGTAGCACTTCTTGTAGGTGTATTTTCGCTTGCAAAAGAAGCAGCAGCGTTAGGTCTTCCTTTGCCAAATTTAATTAGCATGGAAAATACGGCTATTGTTTTCTCTTCTATAGAGGAAATGACAACAGTTCTCTTAGAATATGGACAAGCTCGGTCAATTCTAGCTGGTACATTTGCAGACAAGAGAAAAGCGGTAGAAAATGCTACAGAAGTTGGTGTTGTAGGTGTTGTAATTTAAATACTAAATATTATGGACATAAACAAAAGATATTCATAACAGAAACCATTTAGTTATGGGTTCTAATGATTTTTTTATTGCAATTAATGGCAGCATTAATTAAAAAAGAGATAATATTAAATAAAAAATTTTAACTATAATATTTTATGAAGATATCAATTTTTAGTCCAACCCATAATCCAAAATATTTAAATCGTTTGTGGGAATCAATTAAATGTCAAACATATTCTAATTGGGAATGGATTATAGTTCCAAATAATGGCATAAAACTAAAACCTTTTAATGACATTAGAATTAAAATAATTCCTTGCGAAATTTACAATAAAATTGGTGCTTTGAAAAAATTTGCAATAGCCAATTCATCTGGAGATATTGTTTTAGAAGCAGATCATGATGATGAATTATTTCCAACTGCACTAGAAGAATGTGCAAAAGCATTTGAAGACCCAAACATTGATTTTGCCTATTCTAATTGTTGTGATGTAACAAAAAATTATACACCAAGAACATTTGGAAGTTTTTACGGTTGGGAAAACAGAAGTTGTAAATACAAAGATTATAATTTACTTGAAACAGTATCATTTTCACCTAGTCCATCTATGTTTTCTAAAATATGGTATGCTCCAAATCATTTTAGAGCATGGAAAAAATCTTTTTATAATTTAATTGGTGGACACAATGAAAGCATGGAAATACTTGATGATCAAGACATTCTTGCAAGAACATACATTAAAGGAAATGTAAAACACATTGACAAACCATTATATGTTTATCACATACATGAGGGCAATACATGCTATGGAGAAGTAAACGCAAAAATTCAAGAAATGACACTTGACATTCACGATAAATATATTTATGAACTTGTAGAGAAATGGTGTGATTTAAATAATTTAAAAAAAATAGATTTGTGTGGTGGTTTTAGCAAACCAAATGGTTATGAATCAATTGATAAATTCAATGGGGATATAATTTCAGATTTAGACGAAAAGTGGCCACTTGAAGATGGAACGGTTGGTTTAATTAGAGCACATGATGCCTTAGAACATCTTAAAAGCCCAATACATGCGATGAAAGAAGCATATAGGTGTTTAGCTCCAAATGGTTGGTTTTTAACTCAAACTCCATCAACAGATGGGCGGGGAGCTTTTCAAGATCCAACACACATTAGCTTTTGGAATAGTAATAGTTTTTGGTATTACACAAAAGAGCAACAGGCCAAATACATTGGAAAGCCAGTTAGATTTCAGTTAAATCGAATTAAAAACTTTTACCCAACTGATTGGCACAAAACACATTTAATTACTTATGTAAAAGCTGACTTGGTAAAACTACCTGATTTAAATTTAAAAAGTAGAATACCTGGGATGATTGAGATTTGATACTTTTTCTTGTGCAGAAAAAAAGAATAATTGTACCAATCTTTCAAAATTACCATACTTTGTAGCAGAATGTATTAACTTAGCATCCCATAAGACTAACCTATTGTAAACAGAGCCAACTCTGTCAACTAATTCCCAATTATCAGGATTTAATAAGTTAAATTCAGAATAAACATCTGAACCTTTAACATCTATTTTATTTTCTAAAGGATGCTCTGGTGGTCTTCTACAATCGTAATTTTTCTCTCGCCAAAAAGATGTGCCATGCCCTACACTTTCACCCTTAGTTAAATAAATTGCAGCAGCATAGCTTTGTGAATCACTATGCCAAACTAAAGGGTGGTCACTATTAGTAATTTGAAAAACCCCATTCATAGGCTGATTGAGCCAATCAGTAATTTCAACATTTAAAAGTCGTTCAAATTCTTCTCTAACATAAGGCAAAAGACACTTAGAACTTCTTTTGCCTTTGTATAATTTGTTATTTTCTTTAAATTCTTGAGAATTTGCCATTTCCACAATTGCATCTGGATCTTTATAAAAGTTATCGACAACTAAAACATGTGGAGATCTTTGATTGAAAATATAATTTGTCATTTTACCTTTCTTTAGCATACAATAAATAGTGTAATATAAAAATATAATAGTAAGAGTCAACTATGTTTAATGATTATTGTTGTTCGTATTTAATAAACCTTAAAGAAGACACAAAAAGAAAAGAATTGTTTTTTAAAGAATGGAAAAATAGAAGTGAAATAAAAATAATTGAAGCAATTGATACAAGAGATAATAAATGGGAAAATTATAAAAGTCAAATGTCAGAAAAAGCTATTGAAGATTTAGAAGAAACAATAAAAACTAAAAAAAGAAAAAAACATGAATCTTTGTGCCCTGGTGCAGTTGGTTGTTATTTAAGCCATTTGCAATGCTGGGAAGATTTTGAAAAACAAGAAAAAGGAAATTATTGCTTTATATTTGAAGATGATACTACGATTCCAGAAGATTTATTTGATAAAGTTAACAATATATTAAGTAAAATAACAACTAAATGGGGATTTATTAATTTAGGGGCTTCTTACATTTCAGAAAAAAAATTCAATGAAGACTTGATAATACTTGAAAGATTTTTATTAACACACGCTTATATATTAAGTAAATATGGAGCAATCATGTTGCTTAAGAAACACAAAAAAATTGAAAAACAAGTAGATTGGTTTGTTAGCGATAATCACAAAGAAATCATTACACTTGGAACAAAAGAAAAATTATGTTGCCAAGAAAATCATTTTGGGAAAACAAACATTCAAACCTATAGGATTAAATAGATTTTTTCCAAAGAAACTCTAAATTTTTAAAAATTCTTGGCTTTTGATCGATAGGTATTTTATTAATTAAAGCTTCAGATATTTCAATTGCTTCATTGTAATTTCCTATCCAATAACAAATAACACCCAATTCATCATCTATTCCATAATCATAAATCCAATTTTCCACAAATAAACCATCTTGCTTGATTTTTATAGTTTTAGCATATTTTGCCAGAATATAAGCTTGTTGATATTGAGAACTTTTTCGACAAAACATAATAGCACCAAAAATAGCTTCAATTCTTTCAGGGCAAACTTCATGAGCTTTCATGTAACTTTGAATTATATCATCTTGTGATAATGCTGAAAATTCTTTAATTTTAGCAATTTGCAACAAAGAGTAATACACTTCTTCATTCCATCCCGCACACTTAACTCTTTCATTATACCAATGCATGGCTTTTTCTTTTTCCCCACAATCTCTATATGATTGTGCTAAGTAAAAACAGTATCTTGAAAGAAGAGAAGCATCTTTTTCATTTTTTATAGCTTCCTCTAAGACTACAGCATCTTTTCTGTACTTGTCAGACATCTTATTTCTAGAAGAATCCTGCAAAGGAATATTATATATTCCTCTTATAACTTCGCCAAAAACAAAACTTTCATTGCAATGCAAAAATTCATGCACAACACCTTTGTAGCAAAAAGATTTATGGTTTTTTGTTATAGAATTTCTCAAATAAGAAATAGTGCCATGCCTACATTCAATTGAATAAATATCTTTTGTAAGATACTGCTTAATACTTTTAAAATCAACATTGTCATCAAATTTTAAAATTTCATCAGCATCAATCATTAAAACATATTCAATTTTTTCAATTTTTCTTATTTCAGCTAAAGCATGACTTCTGTTGTGCGAAAAATCTCTCCAAGGTTCTTGCAAAACAATTCCTTTAATTTTATTTTCAAATAACCATTCATTTATTTTATCAATTGTATTGTCAGTAGAGCCTGTATCAACAATTACCACATAATCAATTAATGGCTTCACACTATTCAAACACCTTGTAATAATATGCTCTTCATTTTTAACAATCATGCAAAGACCAATTTTAAAAAATTCATACTTTTCGCAAAATTTTTCAACTGAGATAAAGTTTAAAATATCTTTACGGTTGGAATCAAAATACTGCCATGTAATTTCATTTAATTCCAG